AATAATTTCTAATATGACAGGTGATGGGTTTATTTGATATATTGCCTCCAGTATTGTATCTACGTTATCTTGTATTTTATTTGGACCTGGTCCTGGACCTATAGGTAATCCAGCTGTAGCTGGTTCTCCTGGTCTTTCGGTAGGTGCAAAAACATTTGGTGCAGGAATATTAGATTGTTGCATTGGTAATGGTGCAGCTTGTTGTTGTGCAACAAATGCTTTATTTTCACCGTAATCAGCGTCAGGAAGCCTTCTAAGAGGTTGTTTAGCACTTCCTGGACCTCCGTCAGTTCTTTGCCCACCTTGTGGTGTAGCTACTGCTGCAGGGTTATTTGGTTGTCTGTAACCACCTCGTCTACTCTTTGCCATAAAACTCCTTTGTAATCAAAATAATAATACCTGGCATAGGTGTTATGTATTCAACTACCGATTCAGATAATATATCTAATTCGTCTGTAACACCATATTCTGCATACACCATATCCCAAAAATCTACATCATATTTATCTTGCATGTTACATTCCAAAAGCTTGAGCCATTGTAGGTATACCGCCACCCATTTGTTGTTGCATCATTTGTTGTTGTATCATCATTTCTTCTTCAGGTGTCATCTGAGGTTCTTGTGGTGTATAAAACTGTTTCATAATATCTGTTATAGCTGAAGGATACTCGTAAATAGCTATAGCAGCCATTGTTGCTGCAGGGTCACCTTGAGCAGACCTAGCTAAAATAGAATCAAATAAAACTTGTTCAGCTTTATTTTTACGTATACGTTCTTGTACTTTAGCTATGTTTTCTAAACCATCAATGTTATCTTGTAATGTTTCTACGTCTATAACACCTGCTTGCAATAATTGCAACCCAGTTACAATTTTTTGTGGTTCATCAAATCCAGCCATAACACCATAGATACGTCTAGTTTTAAAGTCACCACCAATATCATTAAGTGGTTGATAGTTTTCAGAAAAAGCAGAACCATTTAAGAAACCAGCCATAGGTTTTTTACTAATACCCATAGAGTAAGAAAGTACTACATCCATTTCTAATCTCTTATGGTCCATCTCTACTAATGATTGTTTAAATATATCCCTATACTCAGAAATCATTAAAGACATAGTACTGTTAAGTTCTGATAGTCCAGCACCAGTAACAAAGCTATTAGGTGATTGGCTATCGTCAGTTACAGGATATCCACCAACCATACGCAATTGTCTTTCTAATCTATCTATCTGTTGGAATAATTGATATGGAATGTTATTCATTGGTTTAGAAACTTGTGTACCAGGAGCTAGATAATTGACCGCAAATCTACCTTTTCTGTATTGACCGGATTCTATCTCTCCTGATATGTTAGTTTCTGTAAACACAGAATCTTCCATGGCTATTGCCGACATAATGTTAATTTTTGCCATCATTGCCATCAAACCTATTACATGGTCATATTGTCCTTTTAATTGGTCAAATGATACACGTTTCATAAATACAAATGGTGGTGTAGATAATACGTTAGGTATAAAGTCTAAAATCATATTACGCTCTGGAAATACTACATAAGTACCACCCATGTCATAATATTCAATAACTCTTACACCAGAGTATGTGTTATCTTCCCAACCTTGTTCTCTGTTGTTCTCATAAGATAAAAATGGTGTAGCTGTATCTGTTTGTGCGTCTTGTGCATCTTCATCTTGTTTTAAAATTTCTTTTGCAAACTCAGGATATATCTGTGCAAGTTTATATCTAGGTATACGTCTTAGTACTGCTAATTCTCTTGGTTTTTGGTCTGGTCCAAAGTTTCCTGGAAATGTATCATAAGGGTCACGTAGTTCAGCACTAGGGTAAAAGAAACCATTATTATCACGTTTAGTTGTAATAACCCAAGCACAGTAACCATAACCAGGTAACCATCTAGCTGCTTGTTGTAACTGTCCTAGTAAGTTTTGTTTTTCATCATAGTTAGTAACAATACGTTCTAGTTTTTCTGCACGTATTTTACTTCTAGCTGAATCATTATCATTAGGAACATCAACTCTAACTTGAGGTATTCCTGAAATCTTTTGTGCAAGTCGGTCAATACCTGATTGCAACATGTTAGGAGCTGGTAATAAATCAGCATCAGAGGTTTCCATTGTATTACCTAGTAATGCTTTTATACCATCTGCACCACCGTTGAGGATAGCTTTTATTCTAGCTTTCTGTACTTGTCTTTCTTGTACTAACTTACCTGATGTAAGTTCAGCAGCATTTCTAACTATCTCTTTGTATGATTTGATATCTAAATTTTCTATGCCCATGGTGCGTTATTTATCTCCGTCATCTTATAATCTCCATAACTAGGATTATAATCTAATCCCATATCAGCAGCATGCTCTTTTTGCATACGTCTAAAAACCTTCATTGGAAACCAACTAGCCATAACTATATCAGTTTTTTCCTTGTTTCGTTTAGAAACAGGTTTACCATCAAAGTATAACAGTTGTTGCCTGTATTGCTGTACTTTTGCATTTGACATACCATCACCTACAGGTAAATGTATTCTTCTATCTTCAAATAAATCTGCCATAGCACCTACACCATAAAGTGGGTCATGTTTGTTTTTACCTGTAAGATGTCCTTGTACAGTTATACCAGTACGTAATGTAAATTCTTTAATAGCAGCATCTTGTCGTATAGCAGTTTGAAATCCGTTTTCTTCTACTATCCAATGTCTACAATCGTACTCGTGTAACCATAAAGCCATTTGGTCAAGTGCAGCTCTAATACCACCACCACGTTTATTTTCTAAATCTACTAAATACAACTCACCTCTGTATTGGTCTATACCCCAAAGTACAGATGCTTGGTAACCAGATGATGCAGGGTCAAGTCCAGCAACAAGATATAAGTTTTTATATACTTGTCCTAGTACTAAGTCAGGTCGCATACATTGGTCAATAATATTCATAGTAAAGATTTGTGTACCTTCTACATATGCTTGGTTGTAATATACCATTTCAAATGTTTGTCTACCGCCTGTAGATTCTGCAGAATGTAATCTAGACATTAACCATTTAAAAGAACGTTTACTTGCCCATAACATACAATCAATATGTTCATCTTCAAGATGTTCTGGTATAGCACAATCAAGTGCATGTGCAGTTTCTACTATTGATGTAAAGTTATCTGATTCAAGTAAGTGATTATATAAATCATCAGGGTGCTGTCTAGAACCAATTACAACAACAGCAGTATGTTCCTCTTTACGACTTGATAATGTTGTTGTCCACCATTGTCTTGTATTTTCTCTTGCAGCAGGTTGCATAGTAGTTTGATGGTCCTCAATGTCGTCTGCAATAATTAAATCACAGTCACGAGATAATATCTTTCCACCTTTACCTACAGCAACCATAGTTGGTGATTTAATACCTGCTACTGTTCTAGTACCTACAGTAAATTGATTTTGTGACCAGTTTTTACCAGACCTGTTATCAGGTTTAAATGTTGTACCTGGTATACAAAAATCTTCTTGTAAATCTTGGTTAGTATCTAACACATCTAGTACAGCAGACAATGCATTTTTAGCTATGTCCTCGTTACCACCTACCCACATAATACGTATGTTAGGGTTTTTACATATCTGATATACAGCAAAGTGTATTAACAATTCAGTCTTTCCATGTCGTGGGGGTGACAGTATCAATAATTCTTTACCGTTATCTATAGAATCTATAATGTTATTAATCCAGTTCTCATGAAAGTCAGCGGTTTCGTAGTGTTTACCTAGTTCGGTTCGAAAATATTTGTGTCGGAAGTTAGAAAAATTTTTTAATGATTCTTTGGCATCTTGGCTTAATTCCCAATCTTCTGCAGCTACTTCGTTCCTAGTATCAATCTTGTAGGCACCAAGCATGCGACTGACAGTAGCAGAAGTGCAGCCAAGGAGGGAAGCTGCGTGTGCTACTGTCATATCGCCAGTTGCAACCTCGTCAGCTATACCTTCACTTACGAAAGCTCGGTAATACTGTCCTCGTCTAACAGAAGCGTAGTCGCCTTCGTCAGACTTACGTTCAATATTAATAGGTTTTGGGTCTGCTGTCTTGTTATGTCTACTATCTCTAGCAAACTGTCTTTTTTGACAAGTGGGGGTGCAGAATTTGCGTTGTTTCCCCTTTAATTTTTTCCTGCAACCCTCTGCTATACAGATTACATTTTTATTGGTATCTACCATTATTTAACTATCTTTCATTAGATGTTTGTATAGTGAGAATTATATGCTATAGTTCAGTTAATTACAAACACTAAACCATAGTATTTTGTAACAGGTAAAGCGGTGACCGGGACATCAAAAGCTGCTCACAGGTAAAACTGTACACTAGAAAGACAAAGGCAGTACCCAAGAACACTAGAAAAGGTTTAGTCAGCATCAATAAAGACTATGCCCGCTCACGCCCATTCTTACTGGGTTTCTACAGAAATTACCAGCATATTTTCTAGACCTTACGTACTATAATGAGTAGGTCAACATTGACATATGCTAGTCAAAGGTTATATGTACAGAGATAAATGAATAGTATGTATAAAATATTTATGTATATATGTCTATATCCTTCTGCTGTCCTATAGGACAGAAGGATATAGTACATATATAAATTAAAAAA